AGGAGGCAGCGGCATCTCGTTTCTTCTTTTCTAATTCTTCTATGATCAGGTGATAGTAAACATCACGCTCAAACGGGAACATCATTTCCAAGGTATCAAAGTCGATACCAAACCGCATCATCAACTTGGTATTCAGACGATAGTAATTCTCAATACTATCATTTATCATTGCCAAGGCGAAAAAAGCCATGCAAGCCCTCCAAGAGCTTGCGTTGTTTTGTCTGACATTTAGGGCATGAATAAACCAATTCATGGCGAAGTTCGGGGATGTTATCCACGAAAGATTGAATCCGCAACAATGCATCATCGGACAAGGCATTCAACCATGTATCCAATTCTTCATCGGTGTATTCAGAACGAGGATATACAGAGTCCTCATCAAAAATATTGACTATCAGGCGGCAAATCAGGCTGCTGTTTCTTTCGACCTTATCATCAATCTGAAGGGTATCGGCGGCATCAGTCATGGATGGGAGCCGGAACACGACCCCAATTTTATCATCCAGCATGATCTTGGTCTGAACCTTGGAAGTATCAATCCCAATCTTGCTCAGGTCAATGTTCATACCAATAGGCTCATGGCAACTGACACAGGGGATAGCCACTTTGCGTTCTGCTCCAACCGACGAAATCTGCATCTGCAAGAAGAAGTAGGCAATGTCTGCAGTTGGCGTGTTGTCGTAATCCAAGGTTCCGTTGGTGCAGGAGATGACAACATCCCGCACAGTCTGTGCAATTGTAGCCTCATCTTCGGACTTCTGCGCCAGCAACATAGCCTTCTGTTCCTTGACCAAGAAAGGTCGATAGGAAATCTTCTGCCCAGAAACAGGCAGAACGCATACAATGCTTGGGGAACTTACAATAGGTAATGGTTTTTTCACAGTGGATTACTTTCCAGTCATTTGTTGACGAAGTTGCTCTTGTAGTTCCTTGGTGGTTCCCACAAAGACGACATTGTTATTTACGGTTGTCTCCCCAGACCCGGCAACCAAGTTAAGGCTGCCCGGAGTTGGGGATTTATCCGCATTATCTGCTGCACGAAGTTTCTTCAGTTTTGCCTTGCGTTCCTCAATTTCAATCATCTTCATGTTGATGTCAACCATACTGTTTAGCATGGTATTCAAGACCTCAAAGGCTCGTGGGGATTCCTCAGAAATAGCCAAGCTGGTCAGAGTAGCCAAGGCGTATTCGGCCTTACCCAAGATACCCTCTAAGTTGGTCTTGACATCATCAAATTCTTTATCCTCCGACGAACCAGATTCACTTTTTGGTTCCAAGACAGCGACTGGATTTTCATCGGCAATTGCAATCTCACTCCTTGGCAAGATTACAGGCTCACTCAAAGGAACACCCAAGGCCATGGACATGGCAGCATCATATTTTCCCATACTCAATTCCCATTAAAAATGTTGCCAACGGATGTGATTGCTCCAGTCACCCCTTGGATTACGCCATTGACAGAACCACCAACAACAGTTCCCCCAATAGCATTTATTGTTCCGCCAACAGTATTGTTGACCGCATTACCAACATTGGTGATTGCTCCCAAGACAGAATCAATCACGCCATTCACTGCACCGGTTACTGTTGTTGGTGTCTGCTGAATCGTCTTGACTTCATTAGACCATCCAGCATAGTCATACCAGTCATCTAATTTAGTTGGGTCGGTAATAATTGGTAGCTTGGGGATGACGATCAACGAACCTGTGTTGCGGTTATCTGGAATGGTCTTCTGTCCAATATCAACAGAATTACTGATTGGTATTTCAGAGCCAGCAGGAACTCGCTTGGAATCCCAGCTTTCGTAGGTAAACATCACCTGAAACCGAGTAACATCTCTGGATGCATGAGACAGGACAATATCATTGATTACCTTCAGCATTACCCGATTCAAGGTCACTGTATAGACGATCTGCTTGGCTGCATTCAGTTGATGTATGCGAATCTGGTGTGAAATATAGCGGTTTGGATACTGGAAAACTCCATTGTTGCTACTAACAGTACCCAATGCCCACGCATCAAAAAAGTCCTTGATGACCATATTCTGATCGCACAGGAATGTGGCATTGACCTGACCATACATCTTATCATATACAGCCTCCCGATTCAGACCATAATCCTTTATAGTCTGCGTAGCCAAAGCAAACTCCGGGAACGTAAACTGCTCACAGAAGAGTCGAATCAGGTTGGCAGTGGTTGGGTCGGGAACCAAGAACGGGGGCGGCATTATCTCCACCAAATAATCCGATTGTTTGGCGACACCACGAGACTTGACCTCAGATACAAAAGAATTGAAACTCTTTTTCTCAGGTAGTTTTTCGGCTTTGCGCTGCTTGTTGCTGTATCCACCACGAGGGATGACTGGAGTAAATCCATCCCTCTTGGGCGGAATGGTCAGGCGTCGAAGCTGTTTCAAGACTTCAACGGCAACTTCAGCCTTGTTGGTGGGGATGGTTACGTTGGTTGGGAACCTATTGCTTAATTTTTGTAGAACAGACATTCGGTTCCTCTTTTATGTAGCAGAGATGTTGCGCCACACATACTTCTTATCAACACGACTGTTGTTGGTGCCAACAACAAAGCGCTCAAACGGTAGCATCACTGCATTGAACCATTGTGGAGCAGGGACAAACAAGAACTGCGACTGAACATGATCAAAGCGATACTTCTTGACTGCTGCTTCAACTCCCTGATAACGAGCAACGCCAGCAACAAACCGCCACTGCATCTTGATCTTGCTGGTTTCATCAAGTTTCTTATCTGTGGAAAAGTCCAGCAGATTCTTCAGCAGAACTACACGGAACTTGACCGGCAGATAGTGAAAGTTGATTCCCGTGAATGTTTCTTCATCTTGAGAAAACGGAAGCACCAATGGGAAGGTATCGTAGTAGGGCAGTTCATCCTTATACTTGGCTGAATAGAAGAACATGGTCATCTGGCCGGGAATCAGGAAGTTGCGTCTGCGCCCAGAGTTAGCCATCACCGCATTTGGCGATGACATATCCCCCAGATATTTCACCTGTTCAGCAAACCATGCTTGGGACTTTCTGGCGGCGGATTTGTCATGGACAATCCGCTTTGCCATCTGATCCAGATTTAAACGTGCCACCTGTATTCAACCAGTCTTTAAAAAATGCTACTCAATATTTAACCGAACAAAAACTCCGGGTCTGGTTGCTTCTCCATGCTCCATCCCAAGGCATTGGTGATCTTCTCCAATGGAGCAACAAATGCTTTCTTGTATTGTAGATTCCAGTCAATATACTTGACCAGATCAAACTCAGGAGGCAGCTTATCCGGGAAAGCAATAACATCTTCCCTGAAGGGGTTGCGTTTGTTCATCATAATGAACTTGACTCGCTCCCCATCATTAATCAGAGGGTATTTGCTGTCCAGCCCCATTTTCTTCAGGTGGTGATTATAAACCAATGCTCCACGGACTTGAATTGGGGTCTTGGCTCCATAAACAGTTGCCACGGATTCACCATCCAATGATATGGTATTGCCGGAAGTTGCTCCATATACGCTCATACCATTACACCCACGAGGGAATGATGCTTGGGTATAATCCAAGGACATAAATTGCTTCTTGACAGATTCAACATGAGATTGCAGTTCGGATTCGGTTCCTCTTAGGCAGATTGTTGCTGCATCCGTCAGATAATCCTTGACGACGCCGGGGGTGGATGAGCGAACAATGTCAATTCCCATGACTTTCATCTTGGGTTCTTTATATCGGACACCCTCATAATAGAGAATGTCAAACAAATATTTTTTCTTTTGAGACATGATCATGCTGGGACCAATACATTCAAGTTTGAAGCTGATGCGGCAATCATCAACACCCATTGTCTTGGCAAATTCGGATAGTCTTTTGTTTAATTCTGGGGCGATAACCCCAAACACAAACTTCTCAATGAATGTAACGATCTCTTGGTCAGACTTACCGACGCAATGCCGATCAACCAATAGTTGACAATTTATATAGCAACTGTCAGTGTCCATGTAATATACATATTCTCCAGCGGTTCCCAGAATTTTTGACAAAATTTCATCGACAAATTGATTGGTCTTTTTGATGAATACTTGACCAGTTGCGGTAACAGCTTCAGCCATCCTTGGATCGTAATACCTGAAATATTGCAAAGCAAGGTTTCCGTAGAAGGAGTTATTTAAAATTTTTATAGCGCCTTGGGCAATATTCATCGATGCAATACGACTTGTTAAGTCTTTGCATTCCAAGTCACTTCCCGGTGTGCCCTCAATCTCCTGCTTGCGCTTCTCTAAGTTCAACATCTCTTTTTTATACATATTTCGCATATCAAAAGTTCTGTTGATCAGAGTGGGGATGAATCCACATACATCTTTCGTTGTCAACAATCCGTTTGCAGAAATTATAGAATTATCAACAACATATTCGGTATGTTTACCAGCCATAACATCATCAATGAAAATCGGGGAATGTCCGATAATCGTCTCTGGGGAAATGTTGTTTTGCATGATGATGCTGGGGTAGAGGGCTGTAGCATCTATACTGTATGTCCAACCATACTTTCCGGGAACCACATCTTTCACATAGGCACCAACAATACTTTCTTTCTTGTTTGATGGCTTCTTCCAATCCTCAGCAATGTTCAGCCCCAAGAAGTGATTGTAGATAAACGATTCCCAGACCCGCATTGATGAAACCACATCACCAAAGTTACACTTAGCCATATATGCAACCTGCATAGCCAAACGAACCTGCAACATCTCCCCCTCCAACTGATGCAGAAGGTATGTGTCAACCAAGTTATACAAGATGAACTCATTCCAGTAGGAAAGGTAGTTCTCCCTGAAGGACGCCCCCTTCATTGGCAACTTACCATGCTCTAATTCCAAGTTGGCAATGAAGTCCAACTTGAAGGATTCCTTGGCTCCGGGGTTGAACTTCTTGTAGAGAACCAAGTAGTCCAAGTGTGTGATTCCATAGATGTCATATGTCTGACATTCATTACCGTTATCATCCCGGTAGCGACGCTCCTTAACATCTCCCCATGGGGACAACAAGGATGTTGGTTGGTCTCCAAGGACGTTCTTCAGACGATTTACCAAGTAGGGAACGTCAAATCCCTCGCTGTTCCATCCAGAGATGACATCAATTCGCTGACTGCTCCAGAATGTCAAGAAGTCCTTGAGCATAGCTGGTTCGTCCATGTCATACTGGCGAACATCAATGGCATATTCAATGACCGGCTTATCTCCAGTCATCAGGGTGGTATCCTTGATTTTCAGGAGGCGATTCTGAATGTCCAATGCAAATGTGTCGTTGTCGGATTCAATTGCTCGGTTTGCCCAGAGTCGGATCATTCCTGAATGATGGTCAATCATGGATAGCAGCAAGATTTCCTGCTGCGCCAGTTCAGGTTTGGGGAATCCGGCCACATACAATGGCGACTGACGAATGGGATACCATTCACCATCAACCAAGACATCATAGGGGATGTCAGCGTCCAAGAGCATCATTGCTCGCTTGTAGCTCAAGGAGATTTCCTTGTCCTTTACCTTGACATCAACCATTGCATCATGATCCATGTCCAGACCCTCTACCCGAGTCTCGATGTCAAAGAACCATATCTTGGTCTTTTCGTAGTCCCACTTGATCTCACCCGAGAACTGATTGGCTGTGAACTGACGGATCATGTCAGAACATCCGAAAATCTTGAAGTTTGATACATCCGAATAGGTTTCCACAAAGGTCTTCAGTTCCTTGATAGAGTCAAACTCCTGCCTACGCAGGGGCTGCTTGGTAGAAAATGACTTGTACTCCCCCTTAGCGTCACTGACAAACAGATGGGGTCGATACGGTATCTTCTTCCTGACCGGGATTCCATTTTCATACCCATGGTAAAGAATGTTGTTGCCACGAAGCTCAATATTGGTGTAAAAGGTATCTGACATTCAATAG